GTTTCAATACCAGAAAGTTTGGTAACTTCTGCGTCTGTAAAGTCATTAGTAGATTTAACATAAGTAGTACCATCAGCAACATCGTCTAACGTGCCAGATAACTCGGATAGAGCATCTTTAGATTGTACTTGTGAATCAACATAGGCTTTCACCGATTGTTGAGTCGGTACTTTCGTTGCTGAATCAGATGTCATAGCATCTTCATCAACTACAAATGACATATCTGAAGTATCTGTATTGGCAGAACTAACTGATGTTATCCAAGTAGAGCCGTTGTAAGTTTCGTGCCTACTTAGTGTTGTATTAAATCTTGTATAGCCCTCGACTGGGGTTGCTGGTCTTTGTGCCGTCGTTCCAGAAGAACCTTTAACCGCACCAGTTGCTGATGTTTGCTCGGTAATGGCACTAAGGTTAGCATCCATCTCATTGTGAGTTAATGGTGAGCCTTTGCCGCTTCTTGTTGTAATTGCCATAATATATCCTCTAAATTAAATATGTACCAGATGAATCTTTGTAGTGTGTTTCACAATACTCTCTTGTTGATATCTGAATTAATCCGCTCTGGTCTGTTTCAACGGATAATATCATAAATTTCCTATCTCTATCAAGTAAATCACTATCAATGGTTATTACATCGCCCACTTCTAAATGAGCATTTTTAACAGTTGTTGAGAATGAAAGCGCTAAAGGTGTTTGTTTAACACGTGTTCCAATATCATCTTCTGTGTACCTCATTGTATTTAATGTAATTTCTGCTAATTCTTCAGCTTGAGTTTGATTTGTGATACCTTTAATATCTAAAGTTTTTTCTAATGTTTGACCGTCCCAAGACTGTAATGTTGTATCTTCTTTAACTACTTGCGCACTTAGCCACTCATCAGATGGGTTTACATATTTAACAATAATCTTATTAGAAATGTCTCTATTACCTTTCATTGAAATTGATAAAGAATTATTAATAAAATCATCATCAGTCAATGTAGCGACGCTTGTCTGTGATTTGGTGTCAATTTTTAACTTCCAACTTCCATTAGAGTGAACAATCTGACCGCGACAAGTAGCTAATACATCTTGAATAATAGACTGAATGTTTGCTTGTTGAATTAAAGCAACGTTACACTCCCAGCCATTATTTATACAATCTTGTTGTGATTGATAAAAAGAAGCTGTATCAATACTTGAATCATCAACAGAAAGTGCGTTTGTTAATAAATCTAAAACAACATTAACTGGATTGTTAGAATATGTAAGTGCTGTACTAATTGTATTGGCATCTGTCATTGTTCTAATTTTCTTACCTTTAATTTCAACAATGATATTATCAAGCTGAATATTCTTACTCTGTTGAGCATCAAACACTTGATGAACTAACAAATATGAACAATCTGCTGGTATAACAACACTATCAAGACCAAGGGCAGTTCCAGTAGACGTACTAAACGCACTATCAGTTACCCAATTCAAACCTTGTATATTTGTAGCTGTTGAAGTATATCCCCAGTCAATATGAACATATTCCTCTGTTTGTTTAGTGCCACTAACACTTAGACTATTATTATCACTTGACCACATATCAACCATTGAATCAATGTTATGACCAGCAAATACCATTACTGCCCAATAGTCACGATTATAGCCATTTGCAGCATCATCATTGTTTATCGCACTATTTGTCGTTTGATAAATGATATTGCCAGCTATTTTATTCTGACCGTATATTATTGGAACTGGATTAGTGTTTGACTTTTGTGTTTGTAGCTTAATACCAGAATATGAATCAACACCACCAATATCACCCACATCTGGTGCTAAAGCAGAGCCAAGCAACGAAGCACCTACAAGCGTCATTAATCCGCCATATGTAAGCGCTCCGACACCAACATAAGCACCTAAACCAGCCATAGCGCCAAAAGCGCCTAAACCAGTAGCAACCAACCCTATTCCAATAATCGCTTTAGCCGTACTACCCATTATTAATCCTCATTATTAAGCACTCATTGTTTAAATTTAAATGCTCTACACGCTCTAAATCTTCGTTATAAACCCAGTACGTGAACTGATTGATAGCAACACCAACTGATTTGCGTGTAAGCACTATATCATCTTTTTTAGCTTCTTTCACTACACGGCAAAAACTTCTAAAGAATGCGATATGGTCTTTTCTACTTAAAAACTTCTTTTCATCTTTGACAAATTTATCCATATCTTCAACCGTCCAACCTTTCCAAGACTGTGGCAAAGAATAGCGCAAGTCAAGATATTTATAAGCGGTTGTAAAGCAATTATTCATTAAACAGTTTCTTGTCTACCCCAATAAACAACATCAACAATAGCATTAACAATTGATGTAAATTCATTCTGGTTATAAGTTCTTGATGGGTATGGCTTCGCCCAATGAGCAAACTGTGTCGTAAGAGAGCCATTTAACGCTTGAGATGTGGCATTAAATGAATCAATTAAACCATCAAACATAACATAAGTGTCTTTTACAACCGAACTAATATCAAGCCTTGGATAAGTAGTCGCTGCTTCATAATGAACTAAACCATAATCATAATTAACGCTATCCAGCGTTTGCGATGGTGGTGTATATATAATTCTTGTTATTTTAGCTGGATTGTTACGCCATTCAGACGCTAACGCTTCTGTAGTCAATGCACCATTAATATTATCAATTGATACATTAATAGAATCAGATGCCATTGAGAAATCTTCAACGAGTCTGTCAAATGATATAGCTAACGGTGTATATTCATTAGTGCCATCGGTTACAAATATATCGTGGTCTGTAAAATACAATATCTCGCCAACCTCTCCAACAGTACCGTCTAAGTCTTTATCCATATGAAACTCAAACAGATGTAGAATTGCTAATTGGTCATCTGAACGAACACTATTTGTTATTGTTTTACTCATAATACCTCCACAATATCTGCTTTACAAATATACATACCATCAAAGCGCTTGTCATATTTAAATGAATCAGTCATAAATATAGCATCGGTTGTATCTGAAGTTCCATACCCAAGTTCTGGCATACCGAACTTACTCATAATACCACCACGTTGGCGATAGTATTTTAACAATTCAAGAAAATCAGACTGTTGTAATATCCAAGATAATGACCACTTCTTACGCAATCCACCTTTGTCCTTAATATGACGCGCTGATTGTCCGATATTTGAGAATATAGAGTTATTTACATATTCATAATCAACTTGATAGGGTTGAGCATAATTTGTCAGTAAAGACGTGAATGTTGTATTAGTTGAAGTTACTGGCGAATAAGTAGATGCTTGAGTAAAAGCAGACTGATACTCTGTAAAGTCAAAAAATACAGAACTGATTAGTTTAATCGTTCCAGAATATTTAACATCAGAACCAACCTTAAATTTAAACTCTTTAAATGCCCAAACACTCGTATTAGCCACACCCAAATGGTCACGTCTTGGGTCGATTAATTGTAAAACCTCCTGCCCAGTCTGATTTAATTCAAATGTATTGGAATGATTAGTTTGGTATATGTTTCTAATAACAACATAGGTTGAGTGTGGAATGTTTTTATAGCTAATAGTCATTTCAATAGCTGGTAATGTATTGCTAACTATCCGTTGACTCTTTCCAGAATTAAACTGTACTGCGCTTCCTTGTTTAGTCCATTCTTCTATTTGAACGTGGCTGTGTCCATAAAGAAGATAACCCGATAAATTTGGTAATGCCATTTAAACGACCTGTTTAATAGTACGTCTAACAGAACCGTTAGATGTTAATGATGCGTTAATGATGCCCTCAATAGTGCCACGATTATTAACAAGATAGCTATTAAACGAAGAAGCATCAATAGCTTGTACATTAAAGTTAATCTCAGCAGTTGTAACTTGACCGCCTTGACCGCCAACAGAATAACCTTTGTTCATTGCATCAATAGCATCTCTATTTTTAGCAGCACCACCACGATTAATAACCGCTTCACCGACTTGTAGTTTAGCTAATCGTTCATCGCTTCTAACGCCAGTATGGAATGATGGAATTCTTGATTTACCAATAGCACCGCCAGTATGTTTAACTTCAGCAGTACCAGTATGAAACCCTAATCTACCAATCAAACCAACAATAGCCTCTCTTGCTTGGATTCTAATTAGGTCGGCAATAACGGCACGAGCCATATCTTTGAAAGAAGTCTTAACGCCCATAGCCATATTAACAAAGGCATCTTCCATACCTTGAGCAACTTTAGCACCAGTTTGTCTTAAAGTAACCGCTTTGTTATTAACATCTTTAACGTAATCGCCAAAGCCTTTCTTCATCTTGCCCCAAGCACTATTGGCATCGGCAACTTCTTGAGCCTTAGCATCGGCGTGGGCTTGCTTGCTTTTGTTTATTTGCTGTCTTGATTCTTCAAGAGCATCACCGTGTTTTTTAATACTCGCAATTTGCTTGTCAAGCATTTTAAGTTGTTTTTTAGCACCCTCTAAGGCAGAACCAGTCAATATATGTATTGACGCCATTATGTCTTTCTTCTGCTGTAATGCGTAACTCAACTGTTCTTCAGCGGTTTTTTGTTTGTCAGTACCATCAACTAACTTGGCTTGTTTATCAGTCCATAAACCAAGCGCTTCAAATAACTTTGGAATATCCTTTGTTAATGAAGTAACGCCAGCAGTAACAAATTGTAAGGCAAGTGAGAACGTATTTAAAACATTTGTAACAAGACCAAAACCACCACTTTCACTACCAAGAACAACAAGGCTATGACCAACATCTGTGAATGCCTTATCCATAGTGCCAATAACTTTGTTTAAGTCTTTATATTTAGA